GCTAACTGGTAAAGAAATTGACTTCGACAAATTATCTAATGTAGAGAAAAAGCAACTAGATGTTTTTAGAAAATTAATGGATAGTTTACCAGAACCTGCAAAGAATCTTATTAAAAATATTGAGGGCAAGGATTCACAAGAATTTATTAGAGCTTTAGAAAATTATAGTAACAATAAAAGTGAAAAAAATAAAAATAATTTGCAAAAGCTTTTAATGATAGGAGAAATATCATCTATTTTATTAATAAATAACAATAAAAAGATTTTAAAAGAAGATAAAAATAAAAAAAATATTAATATCGATTCAGCAATTGATGGAATAGAAAATTGGTTAGAAAAAGGTGGTGTTAAAGAATTTTTAAGACAGATTCTTGATTATTTTAAAAGCAAAGAAGTAAAAATTGCTCAAGATGATATTGAAAAATTTGAAGATATACTTTTTTCAATAATAAAATTGTATATAGGTTTTAGCTTAAAAAAAATACTTTTATTAAAACAAAACAAAATATCAGTAAGACAAATACATTATTTACATGATTTTAAAAAAAATAATGCTATAAATGAAATTCAAACTATTTATAAAGATGCTAATAGTCTTATTAATGAATTTAAATCTAAAAACACAAATAAGCTTAATATTGAGTTTAGTAATGATTTCTTTAATAAAGAATTAAAAGATTTAAATGATTTAAAAGAAGAAATAATAAAAAGTTTTAAAAACTTAAATTCACAAGAAGATGCAAATGTAATGCTTGATTCTATTGAAGAAAAACTAAGTAATGAAATAGAAAAACAAAAAGATGAGTCTATAAAAGATGAGCCTAAAACTGAATCAAATTTTAAAGAGTTTGAAGCTTTTATTGAAAACATTAACGAAGAAAAGTTTTTGACTTTAATAGAAGATTCCAAAAGAATTGAAACAACTTTCAAAACAGACGTTCAAGATGTTATTAGTAAATTCAAGATAATAATAGATCAACTATACAATGACATAGATAGTAGCAATGTTGAGAGTGACTCTAAAAATAACGTGAAAGATAATGCTAAACCTGATGATGGAAGTAGTGAAACAAAAGAACAAGGCGATGCTGGTCAAGAAAGTGATACTGGCAGCGAAGAAAAAGCTGGTGCATGATAATAAAATAAATTCTTTATAGATATTTATAATAAAACATATTATAGGTAATAAAATGAAGAAGCAAGATAGAATTTATAATGCTGTAATGAAATGTCTAAATAATAAAAAGCTTGGACAAGAAGAGATAGACTTAATTTGCAGTTTAAAAATAAAAGACTTTTTTGAAACTGGACTTGAGCAAGAAGATATTGCTTTTGTAAAAAAGTGGTGTGATATGTCACAAAGGTATATTAACGAGAGAAGAAACCTAGACTATGGTCATCATGCATCAGATTCAAAAGAAGGTTTAATGGCAAAAAGAGCAATGCTTACAATGGCAAAAGATTTATACACATTGTATTGTGCTTTAAATGATGGTGATGATTTACCTGAATGGTGTCATTATAAGATAGCAACTTCTAGAAAAGATTTAGGTGATGTTGCAGATTACATTACATCAAAAATAACTAAACTATGTATTGATAAAAACATGTCTCAATCAGAACTTAGACTTGAAATAAGAGAAAAGCTTTCAAAATAAGGATTTAATTACAATGAAATATATTTTATTTTTTTTTTACTACTTTCATGCAATAGCCAAGATATAGTTGATCCTCAAATAGAGCTTTCAAAAAGTTCTATAACTGCTGGAGAAACATTAGAAATAAAATATAACAAAGATTTAGAAATAAATAAAGTTACAACTTATCTTGTAGACAATAGCGAAAACGTAATAGAATACTATGGTAAGCAAGATAATACAGGTATTTTTAATATAAACAGATTTTTAAATACAAACATAGACGTTCTAAGAAAAAGTTACTTTGTAAAAATTGTATTTGAAAAAGATAATAAATTTATTGCTTACAACTATCAGATAAATATAAATGATTCAATTATTGTAGATAGCATTTGTAGTACACAAGAATGTGATTCTTTAAGCGGTAACATTATAGAAGAAGTACCAAATAAACTCAATGTATCAACTATAGGTCTAAAGTCTATAAGATATACATATTACATATCAGAACTAGATAATGTCTACTCTATTGTTCATGAGTATAGCTCGCCTACAGATTTTGATATGTTAGATAATATTGTTATGAAAAAAGTTCCTGATAATTTATCTTCA